AAATTCTTTTTCTTTTTCACATGCATCTTCCCATGATAAATTATCAAAAAGTATTTCTACATTATATCCATTTTTAGAAACATAATTCCAATGTCTATTTCTTTGGTGTTTAGAATATGCTCTAATATAGTTTTCATCAGTATCACTACCAATACCAACATAAAATACTTCATTTTTATCCAATCGTATATGTCTATAAACATATGCCATATTATAAATTTATTGGGTTCATTTTATGAATTTCATCAATAATATCCAACTCTATCTTTGGATATGGGAAGACCTCATGTTTAAGCGATTTTAAGAGGGATTTTTTCTCCTTCTTATCTTTGGTTAGAATGTACACATATCGGTGCTTACGGGGTTCTCTTTTAATCCAGAATGGGCTTGTAACCATTGTCTGAATTATCTTCGGGTCATTCGTTCCGTACTTCACATAGGATGTTCGGGAATGATGCCATTCATCATCTTCACTCCATTTGAAACTCCAACTATCTGACCATCTGATTTTGTTACCCTGATATATCCAATTGGTAGCTTGATATACAGTTCCTAAGTGTCCAGCGTTTGGGTCTGAATATGATATTAAGGCTTTGATACGAGGTACATTGGTTCTTAACCATTCGAAAGATTGTCCAACGAACCAACTCTCAATATTAGTACCATATCCATCGAATACGAATAGGCGTGTTAATTCCAATACACCATCTCTAGGAAGTAATTCGGAAATTGATGCTCCTGCGTTTCTACCAACCGGGTCACCATAACAGGCAACTCCAACTAATTGTTCGTTTACACCACTAAAAAAATTATGCTCATCATCGGATATATAAAACAACCCCAACGCATAGGATACCTTCGTCCATATCCCACTATAATGGTTATTGACAATGATATCCTTTGCGATGTTTTTGTTAATCTCTCTAATAGAAAATTTAGAGATATCACAATATTGTTTACCTTCTACTTTCATAAGCTTCCACTCCAAAATTCATTTAGATGTGCCCAAGTTTTACGTTGAACTATCTTCATTACATTGGCAGGTGAAACTTTGTTGTTACGGGCAATCACCTTTAAATTTCGGTGGCCCATACTCCATAATCTTCTGATGTTTAGAACTTGCTCATCTGTCAACTTCGCGGCAGGATGAGTTTGCCCTCTTAAAATAGCCATGTAACCTTTATTAATTTATTTATACTTTATGTTCGTTGATTTTGTTTTCGTAAGCCAACTTTGCGTTTACCCCAATTAATCTATCAACTTCAACTCCATCTTTCACAAATACAACAGTTGGTACTGAACGTATTGCAAATTGAGATGCCTGTTCGTGGTCTGTATCTACATCTATTGTTTCAAAAACCACATCCGAATGTTCACTTTTAATACCTTCCATTAAAGGTGCCAATGCTCTACATGGACCACACCATGCTGCTGAAAATCTTTTTACTTCTAACATAATCTTTTTGTTTTATTTTTTATCCTTCACAACTTACACAAGTTTCATCCATTGCCTTTGCTGCTATATCACCTCTCAATACTGATTCGGTTCTCATATAGTAAAGTGTTTTAACACCTTGCTTCCAAGCTTCCATGTGAATTTGATTAATCCACTTTGGTTCTGCAGTTGCAGGGAATGCTAAGTTTAGAGAAACTGCTTGGTCTATATATTGTTGTCTTATACCAGCTTGTCTTACTAAATCCAATTGGTTAATTTCTTTAAATGTTTTGAATACATCCTTAACTGAATTACATCTACCTTTATGTGATTCTTCGGTAACCTCCGAACATTCAACTAATTTACCATCTAAGAAACACCACTCATCTAAGAAATGTAAATCTTGCACCGAACCACCATCTGCTAAAATCTTATCCCATACTTCTTTGGTATTCTTACCAATTTTACGAAGTACTCTTTCTAATTCAGGGTTTTTTCTAATGAATGTTCCCTTTGATGTTTGTTCCGTAAATACATTAGCTGCCCAAGGTTCAATACCACTACTTACGTTACCACTCAACTTAGAGTTTGATACCGTAGGTGCTACTGCTCTTAAGTGTGTGTTTCTGAATCCACTTTCTTTACACCATAATGGTTCACCATATTCGTTTGCTAAATCTCTACTTGCTCTTTCAGATTCAATTTTTAATTGAGAGAAAATCTTACGAGTTTCAAATTGAGCTTGTAAACCTTCGAATGGTAATCCTTTTTGTTGTAAGTAAGTATGCCATCCTAATACACCTAATCCTAATGCTCTACCTCTTTCTGCTGAACGAACTGAATTCTCAAATCCTTTCATATTCTTAGCTCTTTGTAAGAATTCTTCCAATACACCATCTAAGAAAATGGTGGATGTATAAACCAAATCGGTATCTTTCCACTCATCGTATTTTGCTAAGTTCAAAGAACTCAAACAACAAACAAATGAATGTTGCTCATCAGTATGTAAAACGATTTCAGAACAAATGTTAGTCATGTGTACTTTCAATCCGTTCTTTTTATACATTTCAGGATTTGCTTTGTTTACATTTCCTTTGTACATAATATAAGGTTCACCGGTTGCTTTTCTTTTCTGAAGTAACTTACTCCATTTTCTACGAGCATCAGAATCCCCTTCTTCTAACTTCTTCATAAATCTATCACTAACTACAACACATTGATGTAAGTTAAGTGATTGTCTATTCACATCACCTTTAGGTTCTCTAATCTCTAAGAAATCTTCAAAATCTTTATGTTCGATTTTAATGTTTACTGATGCTGCGCCTCTACGAACCGAACCCTGATTTGTAGCTAGAATAGTTGAATCATAGATTTTGGCAAATGGTACAATACCATCCGATGTACCATTACCAGTAATTTTACTACCAGCTGGTCTAATCATATTGATACCAATACCAACACCACCACCATGCTTTGCTAACAACATCAATTCTAAATTTTTAGAACCAATCTCATAAATACTATCACCTACATCAATACCAAAACAAGAGATTGGTAAACCTCTATCAGTACCTGTGTTTGATAATACCGGCGTTGCTAAACACAACCAACCTTTCCAAATGTAATCAAAGAACTTTGTTGCTAATTGTGGTTTATCCAATCTTTTAGCAACTGCCGTAGCAACTCTCCAATATGCATCTTTTGGTTTTTCTCCTGCCTGCAAATATGTTTTAGATATAGTTTTTACATATATCTCATTATTACCCCAAGATGGAAAATCAACATCTACTTCCCATCCATTTTCTTCTCCGTAATTTTTCATAAATTATTTTTAAAATATATTATCCCAATTTTCACCTTCACCAGCCTTACTATAATCAGTAGGTCTCATAGCGAAGAAATCAGTATGAGTTACACCACCTGTAAGATGATAAAACCAATCTAATTCAGATGCTTTCTTTTCGTTAAACTCAAAGTAGTCATCTCCACCTTTAATTGGGTTATATCCTAATTCTCCTAATTTCTCATTAACTCTTTTTGTAATAAATTCTTTTAGGTCATTCTTTTTAAGATTCTCCAAATCACCCATTTCAAAAATCTTATCAATAAATTTGTGTTCTAAATCTCTAATGATTTCAGCTGCTTTGTAGATATCAGCTTTAGCTTCCTCTAACAATTCAGGAAACTCATCACACATGTGTCTGAATAATTGACAACCCATTTTAGAATGTAGTGATTCATCTCTAACACTCCACTTCATTTGTTGTCCGATTCCTTTCAATAGATTTCTCATTTGGAAAGAATACAACACAGCGAATGATGAGTATAATGCTACACCTTCCGCAAATGCCGAAAAGATAGCAAGTGAACGAGCAACCTCAACTCTAGCCGTATGATTTGTTTGTAAATCTTTAGGAGTCCAATCTGCAGTTGTGTTTGTTAATAATTCAAATCTCTCCTTCATTGTTTCATCATGTAGGAAACCTGCGAAATTATCTAATCCTAATGTTTCATTAAGATATGAATATGCAACTGAATGGATTGTTTCTTGAGAACCAAATGCCATTGCCATCTGTCTAATCTCATGCTTTGGAAACCATTTAGTAACCATACCAGTCCAATAATCCGATACTGCACATTCCGTTTGAGCAAATCCTAATAGTATGTTACCAACTAAGTGTTTTTCTTCTTTTGTTAAATTCTCATTCCAATCCTTCACATCCCCTTGCATTGGTATTTCAGTATGTAACCAAAATGCCTGCATTTGTTTTAACCAACCTTCATTGTAGTAGTCTGGATATTCAAATGGTTTGTAGGGAATTCTGTCAGTAAATAATTTGCTCATAGCGTAATTTGGTTTTTGTAAGTTATTTGAGGGGGTGAATATAAATACAATATATACTCACAAACCTTTGATAAATTACAAATATTTTTCAATATTTTTGTGTGGTTTAATCAATGTCTATTATAACATATAGAAAGGGGAGAGTTACCTCCCCTATCATATTATGCTGCTTTTCCTTCTTCCGTAGAAGCTTTCTTATAGGCTGTAACTAATTTCTTCAATTCACCAATAGCTTTTCTAGCTCTTGATTTGTTTACTTTCTTAGTTCCGTTGTGCTCTGTTTCAAATGTTGTAAACAAAGTCTTCATTTGTTCGAATAGTTCTTGACTGTTCATAGTTTTTGTTTTTAATTGTTATTTAACCTAACCCAGATACCATAGTTGATTTACTACCTACTATCGTATCCATGTATTTTTTGTGTAACATTTGCTTCTCCATTTCGGCACCACTAGCACTTTCTTTAGATGCTATGATACCATCGGAGGATGATGCAGTATATACTTCTAAGTTACCATGTGTTGTATCCATTTTAGCTGGGAAGGTTATACCATCCTGTCCAAATCGATTCTTCATAATGTGTACTCTAGCCGTATTGTTCAACTTATCTTTTGCTTTTCTACTTAAACTCATAATAAAGTCAGCGTTCATTACTTTAGCGTAACTATCTGCAATCTTATCAGCTTCAATAACTTCGGAATCAATTGCTGAACGATTTGTTTGTGATGCTGTCCAAATTGGAATTCCTAACTCACCACTCATTCCTCTCAAATCAATATACACCCCACCTTGCTCAGCGTATGTACTATCGGTTTTGTTTGAATGTGATAACAACAAATCAGCATAATCCACAATTACTAAATCGGGCTTATTACCGGCTGCTATCATTTTTTCTAAGTGAGCTTGAATTGTTTTGGATGATGCTCCTTTAGGTGGATAGTATTTGATTTTAAGTTTACCTTTTAATCTCTTTACTTTATCCAGTACTTCATCTCTCCTTTGTGATAAATCGGATGATGCAATATGTGTAAACACAGTATCATATCGTAATCCAACATACCCTTGTGAAAGTTCTAATGTATAGTGAGCTACAATCTTTCCAGCTTTTACAGCTGCTGCTCCCAATGCTGCTAAAACCCAAGTCTTACCAACACCAGATGGTGCAACTACAACTCCCAATTCACCTGGCCCCAAACCACCATTCATCAATTCATTAATACAATCCCAATCAGTTGCTACCGTATCTCTAGAAGTTTCATCATAACGTTCTTCGAAATCGGTTAAGTAATCCATACCTAAATCAGCATCAACACCAACCTTCAATGCTTTATCAACCAACTCTTTGATTTTATCATAGTTGCCTGATTTTAGTAAATCGATTGATTGTACGATTACATTCTTTAAGTTTTGATTAATACAAAATGCGGTAAATTCATCTTTAATATA